GAGCGGTGGCGCGTGCCCTGAGTCGGTCACTTGGCGTGCCTGCCGACGTCCTCGGGCAGGCGCGGGTCCGCGACCGGGGTCACCTGGGAGCGGGTGACGACGGCGAGGATCGCGGCGGTCGCGGCGAGGATCGCGCCCGTCTGCTCCACGCTCAGCTTCAAGCCGAACGCGACGACGAGCGCGAGCACGGCCTGCACCGCGCCGATGACGAGCGCGGGTTCGCGGCCCCAGAGCTTCATCCGGTCCTCCTCGGGATCACAGCGACAGCGCCCGGACCCGGACGCCGGCCGGGCTGACGATCCAGTTGTCGCGCTGGACGAACGCGCGGTGATTCGGGTTGACGACGTGCGCCGGGCCGAACGTCCACGACCCGTCGACCACCTCGTTGCCGGTGACCTCGTACGACGTGTCCTCGTAAGCGCGGATGACGTAGCCGCCGCCGGCGAGGAGGTTGTCCCGCCAGAGCGTGTGCCCCTTGGCGTTGTCCGCGGAGAACAGGGCCGCGTTCGCGCCGCTCAGGCCGGCGACGGAGACGTTGCACCGCTCGACCGTGACGTTCCCGCTGCCCGCGTAATTCTGCGTCCCGTCGTTGTGGTCGGAGCCGGACTGGGACTTGCACCGCACGTAGCACTCGACCAGGGTCGAGCCCTTGGCGCCGCCGTTCATCCGCGCGCCGTCGGAGCAGCCGAGGAGCCGGCTGCGGTACGCGCGGAAGTTGTCGTAGCCGATGGCGTGGTCGCCTGGGCTGGGCGGTTCGACGTGGCACCACTCCAGCTCGACGAAGTGGCCGCCCGGGTAATTCAGCAGCACGCCGTCGACCTGGCAGCCGACCAGTTTCACCGGCGCGTCGATGACGAGGCCCTGCCGGAACCGCTTCCCGGTGAACACGCCGCCGGGCGCCTGGCTGGCCCTGGTCTGCGCGGTCTCGGCCAGCGCGTAGCCGCCGGCCGCGGGCCCGGTGTTGACGAAGCCGATGTCCCGGCCGTGGACCGACCCGGCCGGCGGCGGCGTCACGGGCGGCGTGGGCGGGTCGGGGACCGGCGGCGGCGTCGGAGCAGGAGCCGCCGACTCCAGCGCCGCCACGCGGCTTGTGAGCGCCTTCACGGCCGCTTCCAGGGCGGTGATGCGCTGCGTGTTGGTCGCCATCAGGGCACCTCTCAGTCGTCGGCGTCGAGCAGTCCGGTCGCGAGCCGCAGCAGCGCGGCCGTCTGCCGTGTCAGCGCGCGCACCTGCGCGACGGCCTGCGCCTGCGTGGGCTGCCCGATGTCGAGGTACGCGCGGTCCGCGTCGATGGCCTCGCGGGCGCGGGCCAGCAGCCGCGCGCGGCGCAGCTCGGCAGGCGGCGGCTCCGGCGCGTCGCCCACCTCGGTCCCGGCATGCCGCCCGGCCTCGTCGAGCAGCACCCAGGTGGCCAGCCCGTCGGCCCAGCCGACGAGGACCCGCCGGTACGCGCTCACGCCAGGCTCACCCCCCACAGGATCGACAGCGCCCGCTCGACCTGGGCGACCGTGGCCGCGTCGTGCGCGTCGTCGTAGACGAGGATCGCGCCCACGCCGCCGTCGAACGGGGACAGCGCCGTGCCCCCGATCCACTCCGCGGTCAGCGTCCCCGACAGCCCGGTCCCCGTGGCCACGTCGGACCCGTTGTGCCTCAGCGTCGCCCCGCCCGAACCGTCCAGGATGGCCGTGTGGATGACCACTCCACCGTCGGGCACCCAGCCCGCGGACGCCACGATCTCGTGGCCGGCGTCGTCCCTGATCCCCCAGCGGATGTCCGTGTCGGATATGTACTTCAGCCAGCCGAGACGCGCCCCGGCCGTCGAGCCCAGCACCACGCGGCTCGCCAGGGCAGCCGGGCGGACCGCCATGTAGACCGTCCGCGCCGCGCCGGACACGGTCAGGGGCGTGTCGAGCACGACTTCCTGGGCCAGCTCGTCGAACTCGATGGTGGGCGCCCCGTCGGGGGAGCCGAAGTCGTACCGGGGGCGCATCATCTCGGCGCCGTCGGTCGTCCACGTCCCCGCGGACGAGCCTTCCGCGATCATCACGCCGTCGATGTCGACGGTCTGCCCCGACGCCGGCGCGGAGTCGAACCCGACCTCGATCTGCACGAACCCGCCGTACTGGCCCTCCATCGCGGTATGGGTCCACTCGATCCGCTCCCACGCGCCCGTGGTCGTGGACGACGTCCCCCACTGCCCCGAGTAGCCGGACCCCATCCGCACCGGCGTGCCGCCGGCCGAGTTGTAGACGTACGCGCTGACCGTGTACGTCGCCCCGATGGTGAACCCGTACGCCCACTGGTAGCGGACCCGGTCCATGGCCAGGCGGGTCGACCCGGCCGAGTACCGCAGCGACCGGCTGCCCTGCCAGGCCCGGGTCGTGCTCGCCACGTTGACCGTGCCGGCGCCGACCGACGTCCACGTCCCGCCGAGCGCCACGCCGGACTCGAACGTCCCCTTGTCCGCGAACAGGTTCGGGACGCCGGCGGCCGTGGCCGTGTACGTCCCGTCGGCCAGGTCCGTCCAGGTCAGCAGCCGGTTCCCGTCCAGCGGGACGGACTCGGCCTGCCCGTTGGGCCAGCGGGCATCCCACCACGCGACCAGGTCGCCCATGACGTCGAGCCCCAGGGCGTCCGGGTCGTACACCGGGGACAGGTTCAGCGTGACCGTCAGGCCGTCCAGGCCGGCCCGCATCGCGACGCCCTCGACGAACAGGTCCAGTGTCGCCGGGCTGCCGGGCAGATCGGTGATCCGCACGACGTCGGACAGGTCCAGGCCGACCAGCGTCGCCGTGTCCACGGTCGCCGCCTTCGCGGTGGCCTGCACGGTCGCCGACCCGATCCGCACGGTCGGCTCGTCGCGGATCATCACCAGCCACGCGGCGTGCTCCGCGCAGGACGCCTCGTCCCGCAGCGGCAGCGTCACCCTGTGGTCGCGCACCCCGTAAGCGTCCTGCGATGTCAGGGACACCCGCCGCGACGACGCGCCGGACTGCGACGAGATCACGGCCTCGTTGACGACGTCCGCGTCGTCCGCCTGAGGGGACAGGTCGCTGCTCACGTCGGTGGGCGCCAGGGTCAACGCGGGAGTGTGGTCCCCGCGGACCGACCGCGCCTGCACCACCATGCCGAGCCCGGGGTGCGCGTGGACGATGCCCCGCTCGGCCGCGGCAGCGGACTGCACCGCCGGCAGCAAGGACCCGGACAGGGGCAGCCGGTCCAACGCCGACCCGAACGTCCCCTGCGCCGTCACGCCCACGCCCCACTGGCCCAGCAGCGCCTCGACGGCCTCCGCGGCGGTCGACCCCGACGCGATCCCCGGCCCTGCGCAGGCGCGGATCTCGTCCTCGGACAGGGCGCGGGCGAAGCAGGCGACATGCGCGACGGCGCCGGTGAGCAGCGAATGCGCGCCCAGGATGTACGTCGCCGCGGCCGACACGGACACGCCCGCGAGGTCCCCGAAGTTGGCCGCGGCGACGGCCGTCGGGTCGAAGCCCCACGTGGATGCCTGCGCCCCGTCGAGCCAGACCTGCATCGAGCTGGTCGACCCGGTCCCGATGCGCTGAAGGACGATCGCGACGTGATGCCACTTCCCGTCGTTGATCGCCGGGAACGCGGGCCACTGGTAGTGCGCGCTGTTGACGTAGGTCGTCACCCACAGCCTGCCCGCCCAGGAACAGGACAGGTCCAGCCAGGCGCCGGACGAGTCGCACCAGCCCGCGATGTGCGAGCGGGACGTCGCCGGGGACACGCCCTCCGGGTCCGGCAGCCCGCCGTCGACCCGGACGTGGCACATGAACGTCCGGTCGTACCCGCTTAGGGTCACCGACGTGTCCGCGTGGAACGACCATCCGCGGCTGAACCCGCTCGGCGCCAGCGTCAGCGCCGGGACGCCGTCGACCATGAACCGCGCGGTCCCGTCCGCCTCGTTGCCGGTCGGGGTGCCGTCCAGGCTCACGGTCCCCGCGGCCGGCGTCGCCTTGGCCGACCCGGCGCGGTCGTCCATCGGCCACCACGCCTCGGGCGCCGCCGTCGAGACGCCGAGCCGGGCGGCGCCCGGGACCGACGCCGTCTGCCGCGCCACCCACGTCATCAGGTCCACGCACTGCAGCCGCGTGACAGGGTGGACGCCGCCGACCCATCCGGCGCTCATCGAGCCCACGAACCCGGTCCACAGCGTCGTCAGCGTCGGCGCGGTCGCGGTGAACGCGGACGCCGTCGACCCGTGCTCCACCATGACGCCGTCGACGTACAGGGTGTCCCCAGCGGTGACCGCCTCCCAGTGCCCCACGACGAGGGTGTGGCTGGCAGCGGTCGCGGTGAACGTGACCGTCAGCCGCTCCCACGCGTCGTACGTCGTGCTCGGGTCGCTCTGCGCGAGGAAGTGCGCGCCCAGGTACGCCTTCGACTTCCCCGCCGGAACCCACACGTAGGCGGACGCGGTGTAGGCGTGGCCGACCGTCAGCCCCGTCAGCGCGTAGGTGACGTTCTGCGTCGTGGGGGCGCTGGTCCCCCAGGTGACGAGGAGCGACGCGGAGCCCTGCCAGGCCCGCGTCGTCGACCGCGCCACCGTCGGCGTCGGGGTCCCCAGCCCGCCCCAGCCCGTCGCGTTCGTCTCCAGGGTCGAGTTCGTCACCAGGTTCCCGTTGGCGGCCAGCAGCCGCACCCGCACCGGCAGCCCGATGCGGGCCACGCCGGAGCCGTCAACCGACCAGGACCCGGTCGTGTTGTCCACCGTCCACGTCATCGTCCCCGGCCCGACCGCGGACTTCTCGTCCTGACGGCCCCGCGACCACGCCGGCCCGTCCGACAGCCGGACCACGCCCGTGCAGTCGGTCCAGGTCCACGTGCCGGCCGTCGACGGTTCGGAGATCGCCCCGTCCGCGTACTCGAACACGAGCGCCGGCAGGCCCATCAGCCGTCCAGCCCGAGGCCGACGCCGCCATGCTCGCGGCGGTAGCGCAGCAGCGTCTCCACGATCTTCTTCCCGTCGATGTGCAGCTCCACCACCACCTTCTGGAGCCTGGCGAGTTCGTCGTACTTCGCCTGGAGCGTCGCGACGTTGGCCGCCATCTCCTCCACGCGGGCCTTGAAGTCGGGGAACTCCAGGTCGGCGCCGAAGCGGCCGATGTCGCGGGACACCGAGTTCAGCTCGGCCTGCGCGGCGTTGATGTCGGCGACCGTGCTGGGGCCGCCCTCGATGAGCGCCTTGGCGAGTTCGAGGCCGTCGACCGGCCCGGCCCGGAGGATCTCGGACAGGATGTCCGCGCCCAGGCCCATGCCCTTCAGCGTCCGCAGCGCCGCGGCGAACTCCTTGATCTGGGCGATGCGGCCGCGCATGGACGAGGCGATGTTGGCGGCCGTGGTGTCGGAGGCGTTCAGCGTCTCCCGCGCTGCGGCCTGCGCCTCCAGCGCCGCGGTCAACGCCTGCTCGGCCTCCGTCACCGCGTTGATCGCGGCGGCCCGCTCCTCGTCGGTGGTCGCCAGGAGGACGTCGCCCTGCGCCGTGCTCACGGCGGTCTGGGCTTCCGAGACGGCCGCGTCGGCCTGGGTCATCCCCGCTCGTGCCTGCCGGGCGCCGCTCAGGTCGAACCCGGTCAGCGCGCCGAACCCCTGCATGTCGCCCTGGATGCCCTCCAGCGTGGCCCAGTACGCCTTCCGGTAGTCCGCCAGTTCGTCCTTGGCCTTGTCCAGGGCGTCCTTGGCCTTGTCGACCAGCTTCGCCAGCTTCTCCTTCATCCGGTCGATGAAGGCGCTAATGGACTCGTCGGAGTCGTCGGTCTTGTCGGTGAGCCCGTCCAGGAGCCCGGCGGCGAGGAGGCCCCCGGCCCAGTTGAACACGGGCTCCGCCTCGGCGGTCTTGTCGACGACCTTCTTGGTGACGTCGTCGATCGACTTGGTGAACCCGTCCGCCAGGCTGCGGTCCCACCCGGCGTTGAACCCGGCGAAGCCGTGCAGCGACGTGCTGACCGTGACGACCTTGGACCGGATCGAGTCGAAGAGCGCCTTGACGGTGGCGATGTTGCTGTTCACCTGGATCATCGTGCTGACCTTGGGCGGCACCTTGAGGATCTGGTCGACGTACGCCTTCGCGGCGTCCTTGTCCATCCCCCACTGGATCGCCTGGTCGATCAGTTCCTTCCGGGTGTCCCGGATCAGGTCCCGGGCCTGGCCCCACTTGCCCTTGTTCGCGGCGGCCGTCGCGGCCTTCTCCGCGGCCTCGGCGATGTCGTTGAACCCGTCGGCTGCCGTCCGGCCGGCCTCGGTCGTCAGCCTGAACCCGGTGTGGGCGTCGTTCAGGGGGCTCTTCAGCGCGGCGAACTTGGCCCGCATGTCGTCGAGCAGCCCGAACAGGTCGGACTTGGCGTCGATGAGGTCCCGGTTCCGCCCGGTCAGCTCCTCGAACGCCTTGCCCAGGCCCGCGACCGCCGTCGCGAGGTCCTTATAGCCCTTCGTCAACTGGTGCGCCAGGCCGTTGGACTCCGACGCGACGCCGCCCCAGACGCCCAGGGCATCCCCACCGCGTTCCACGGCAGCGCCGATCCCGTCCACGACGCCGGCGAGCTGCCGCCCGGTCTGGGCGGTAGAGGTCCAGGTGTTGCTGACCTCGTCGTACCGGAAGCCCAGGGCCGCCAGCGCCTTGTCGTGCTCCACCGCCGCCTGGGTCCCGGACTCGAACGCGGCCCAGCCCGTGCTCAGCGGGCCCATCAGCAGGTTGTAGGCGCTGATCCCGGCGCCGTCGAGACTGCCGGCGAGCATGTCCCACACGGCGGCGACGTTCCGCAGCAGCGGCACGTCGGCCCACCATCCCGGCGTGTCCGGGTTGCTGATGCCGTCCAGGGCCTCGCCCAGCCGGCCGAGGATCTCCGACGTGCCCGTGAGCGCCCCGACGGCAGGCCCGGCCTGGTCGGCCAGCGCCTTGATGCCGTCGGTCGCGGCGGTCAGGGCCGGGACGAGTCCAGCGCCGACCTCCTCCTGGATATTGCCCACGGCGATGTCGAACGCCTGCAACTTGCCGGCCGCCGACCCGGCGAACGCCTCTGCTGCCCCGCCGACCTTCTCCTGCAACAGGCCCATGATCGTCGCGAGGTCACGGGCCCGGTCCCCGGTCGGGGTGAACACGATCCCGAGGTCCTTCAACGCGCGGGCGTTGCCCAGCAGGGCCTTCCCCAGCGACTCGGCGGCCTCGGGCGCGGTCTTGCCCGAGATGGTGACGTAGTCGGCCAACAGGGGAGTGACTGCCTCGATCTCCGAGCCCATCAGGCCGAACCGCGCCAGCACGGCGTCGGCCGCGTCCAGCGAGTCGCCGTCGATGGCGACCTTGTCCTCCATCTCCTGGTTGAAGGCGTGCAGGGCGTCGAAGGAGGAGTCGGCCAGCGCCGGGAACTTGCGGAATGCCTCCTGGAGCTGGATCTGGGACTGCTCCGCGTCGGCGAAGGCCCTCACGGATGCGACGCCGAACGCGACGACGGCGGTCACCGACATCGCGCCGACGACCTTCTTGCCCAGCCCGTCGAGGACGCCGCCGGTCCGGTTGGCCGCGCCGGCGACCTTGTCGAACTCCCGGCTGGCCCGGTCGCGGGCGATGATGTCGAGGATGAGGTTGGTGCTGCTCACGTCAGACACCTCCTCGCTGCATCATCAGCTCGGCGAACCTTCTGTGCCGGTGGAACTTCTCGATCGGCCAGTCCCACAGCAGGTCCTCGTCGATCCCGTAGTAGTGCAGGAACATCGGACCCCAGACCAGGACCAGCTCGTCTAGGCGCTCGGCTCCGCTTCCTCCTGGCCTGGCCCAGTAGGGCCCGTGGGAGCCCCCTCCTCCTCGGGCTCGTCCTCGGGCTCCTCGCCGTCGAGGCGCTTGAACTTCATCGCCCCCATGTCGAAGTCGACGTCGGAGAAGCGGCCGGGGATCGGGGCGCCGGACCTCTTGCAGGCCAGCCACCAGGCGTAGGCGACGGCGTTGGCCTTGCCCTTGCCCAGTTCGATGCGCCACTCGTCCCAGGTCCACCCGGTCAGGCGCTCGCACTCGGCGCCCTCCCGGATGGTCATGGACGCCAGGTCGAGGACGTGGGACTCCTCGTCGAGGGAGATGCTGAACAGCACGACTTAGCCTCCGATGCCCATCTGTGCCGCGAGACGGGTGGCGAACTCCTCGACCACCCGCTGGAACTCCTCGTACGCCGTCTGCATCCCCCGGTCGGCCGCCGTGTCGAACCAGCCGGGCGGCGACGCCGTCATGGAGTGGTAGGTGTACTTCCCGGTCTTCTTCGACCTGTGGCCCCAGTTGCCGGCCTTCCAGTGGCCGCGGTTGGCGGCCCAGTTCAGGTTCTGGGATCCCCTGCCCCGCTTGATGTTCTTGCCGACGGACTCGACCCGGACGCCGGCCTGGTCGCCCCGGCCGCTGTCCTTCACGGTGTTCCGCACCGACATGGCGATGGCGTGACGGAGACCGCTGCGGCCACCGCCGCCGCCGCCGCCGTTCCCGCCGATGCCCAGGCCCTCGGCCTGCTTCCGCATGTCGGCCTGGATCGGCTTGGTAACGTCGCCCCGCAGCGCCTGGTACATCTCCTTGCGCAGCTCCGGGCTGGCCCGCTTCATGGCCTTGGACACGGCCACGAAGCCCTCCCGGCCGATCACCTCGATCTCGACCGGCATGGCGGCCTACAGCGTGGTGTCGGTGGAGATGGTGGTGATCGTCGCGGCGTTGGTCCCGTCGTACTTGTAGGACCCCTTCCACGAGCTGGACAGGACGCCGGGGCCGCTGACGCCCTGGATGCCGGGCTCGAAGTGGACGCCGGGCAGGGTGATGCGGAAGGTCTCGTAGAACGTCGAGACGATCAGGGCCCCGACGAGTTCGATGACCATGCTGACCCCGGCCGTGAGCAGGGAGCGGTCCTGGAAGACGGTCTTGTCCAGGAAGTCCGCGTCGAGCGTCACGTCGATCTGCGCCAGCCCGGACAGGATCGGCTCGTTCTTCAGCCCGGCGCCCGAGGCGTAGTAGCGGTCGGTCTCCAGGGTGCGCTTGATGGAGACCTGGACGTTCTTGACGCCGGAGACCGCTGCCTCGGCGCCGTAGGTCCCGACCTTCACGGCCAGCTGCCCGCCGTGGAAGATGTTGGTGGCGCTGTACGACGCCGACGCGAGGGACTGGGTGGTGCTGAAGTCCTGCGCGTCGATCGCCCACGACGCGGTGGCGTCGCCCTTGACGGGGAAGGCGAAGTCGACCCCGGTCACCTTGCAGCCCATGATCGACTCGGCCACGACGGAGCCGGTGGTCAGCGGGGCGCCGATCTGCACCGTGTACGACTTGGACAGCGGGTCGCCCAGGGTGAAGGTGGCCGTGTAGGCCGTGGTCGCGCCGCCCTGGACCGGGGTGGTGGTGCCGCCCATGAGCCCGTTGAGCAGCAAGCCCATCCCCTTGGTCTCCAGGTTGGTGTCGATCTTGGCGGTGTAGCCCTTCGCGGTCTCGACGTAGTGGGCGCCGAGTGGTGCCAGGAGCCCGGCCTGGAGCCCCTCCCCCTGCACGCGGGTGACCCCGTTGGGGTCGATCGTGTACGCCTTGGCCTTGAGGAACCTCGTCGGCGCGGTGTAGACCCCGTACGCGGACTCGGCCACCGACATCCCCAGCTGGGATCCGAGGCCCGAAGCGATCGCCATGTGTCAGCCCTCCAGGCTGGTGTCGGCCTCGACGGATGCCGAGGAGTCCTTGCGCCGCTTGGGCGCGGGGGTGTCGACCACCTCGTAGAGGGCGGCATCGCCCACCACGTCGGCGGTCTGGATGATGTGCGGCCAGTCGTCGGGGAACTCGATGACCCCGTCGACCTCGACGTGGACGAGGGTGCCGCGGATGGGCACCCAGCGGTCCTCGCCGGTGATGTTGCGGTAGCGGGCCATGGACGTCTCCTAGATGACGCTGGTGATGTCGACGGTGAACTGGACCAGGCAGTAGACGCCCTGGTCGGTACGCCCCTGGCGGACCGTGCCGAAGGTGACCTCGGTGCCGATGACCTCGGGCATGCCCAGCGACGGGTCGGACCGGATGACGGCCTCGACGGCGCCGAGCAGGGCGAAGGCGGCCGACCGGGCCGAGGCCAGGTCGGAGCCGCCGTCCTGGGACGCGACCGCGCAGCGGACCTGCGCCACGTCGTCACGCCGAGCGGCGATCCCGGTGTCGTGCCAGGACTGGTCGATGCGTCCGGCCTGGTCGTCGTCGACGGCGTCGTCGTGGCCGACGATGACGAAGTCGCCCGCGTCGGCCATCCTCGGCCCGTCGGAGACGTAGGCCGCCGACAGCGCCGGGGCGGCGCGGCAGGCGGCGAGCAGGGCGTCGACCGCGACGGCCCAGCGGGTGCTCGTCATCAGGCGCCCTTGGGCCGCGCGAGCGGCGCCAGGAGTTCCTTCACGCGCCAGGTCAGCGAGTTGGCCGAGCCGGGCACGTAGGAGTCGCCCTCCAGCCCGCGGGGCAGCGACGGCATCGAGCCGCGCTGCGTGGTCCACAGGTGCCGCAGGGCCTCCTGCACGGCCTGGCGGGCGACGGCCGGCGGCGTGCCGTACCCGGCCGTGTAGACCACCGTGACGCTGCCCGGGGTGGAGCCGAAGGCCCCGGCCAGGGACCGGATGCGTGCCGGTCCGGCGTCGACCACGTATGTCGTCGGGGGCACCAGGACCCCGGCGACGGTGACCGAGGCGACCGAGACCACCGGGCCCTTGTCGAGCAGGAGGACGGAGGTCCCGCCGTCGTGCACCTCGGTGTAGGCGGTCCGCACCAGCGGCCCGCCGACCTCGTACTCGCACAGGGACTGGGCGGCCTCCAGGAAGGAGCGGATCTCCTCGTCGTCGACCGTGACCCCCGAGGGGATGTTGAGGTAGGCGCGGGCGTCGGCCAGCGAGATGACGCCGATCGACGCGGAGTCCCGGACGGTGAAGGTGTCGGTGAAGGCCCCGGCGTTCGCGCCGGTGGTCAGCCAGCGCACGAGGTACTGGCCGACGGTGGCCGGGGTGTAGTCGGCGACGTAGGACCCGGTCGTCGGGCTCGTGACGGACGCGGTGGAGATGGTGCCGTCGGGCAGGGTGACCGTGCAGGTCGCGGCCGAGGCGTTGGCGAGGTCGCCGTCGGCGTCGCGCACCTCGATGCCCAGGGGGACGATGTCGCCCAGGTCGTAGGCCACTGGTCACGCTCCTGTCAGGGTGGGTCCGACGCGGTCGGCGTGGCGGGGTCCTGCCGTGGCGCGGCCGGCACCTGCGGGCCCGGCGCCGGAGCGGTCGGCCCCGGCCGGCCCGGCAGTGGCCCGTCCGGCGTGCCCGGGCCCGGCCGGAGTGCGGTAGGCGCCGGCGACGGTGCCCGGCAGTGCGACGTACGGCGCGGGGATCGTCGCGGTGACGGTGACGGCGGTCGCGGTGACGGCCGTGGCGCTGGTGACCGCGGCGGCAGGGATCGTCGTGGTGGCCGTGATCGCGGTGGCCGCGACCGTGGCGGGCGTGGCGGCGGTGACGGTGACGGCCGGTACGTCGGCGGTCGCGGTGACGGCGGTCGCCGCGGCCGTGGCGCCGGTGGTGACGGCCGGGTCGGGGACCGCGGCGGCGACGACGATCGCGGCGGGCGCGGCAGCGGCGTGGCCGGCGACGGTGACGGTGCCGACGGCGGCGGTGGCGGTGACGGCGGTCGCGGTGACGGCCGTGGCGCTGGTGACCGCGGCGGCAGGGATCGTCGTGGTGGCCGTGATCGCGGTGGCCGCGACCGTGGCGGGCGTGGCGGCGGTGACGGTGACGGCCGGTACGTCGGCGGTCGCGGTGACGGCGGTCGCCGCGGCCGTGGCGCCGGTGGTGACGGCCGGGTCGGGGACCGCGGCGGCGACGACGATCGCGGCGGGCGCGGCAGCGGCGTGGCCGGCGACGGTGACGGTGCCGACGGCGGCGGTGGCGGTGACGGCGGTCGCGGTCACGGTCGTGCCGGCGGCGGTGTCCACGGTCGCGGCGGGGACCGCTGCGACGGCCTGGACTGCGGGCGGCTCGACGGTCGCGGACGACCCGGTGCCGACGGACGCGGCCAGGACTGCGGCGACGGCCTGCACCGCGGCCGCGGCGACGCCGGCCCCGGTCGACAGTCCCGGGTCGGGGACGGCAGCGGCGGCCGCGAGCGCGGTCGCGGTGACGGCGGAACCGGCGGACGGTCCCGCGGCGGGAACGGCGGCGACGGCTGCGACGGCCGTGGCGGGAACGGTCGCAGCGCCGGACGCGACCGCGGCGGGGACGCCGGCCGTGGCGGCCAGGGCGGTCGCGGTGACGGTGGACCCGGTCGACTTGCCCGGAGCCGGGACGGCAGTCGTGGTAGCGACCGCGGCCGCGGCGACCGTGGCCGACCCGGACGCGACCGCCGAGGGAACGGCCGCGACGGCGGCGGCGGCCGTGGCTGCGACCGTGGACCCGGTCGACTTCCCCGGGGCCGGGACCGCGGCGACGGCTGCGACCGCGACGGCCGGGACGGCGGCGGCACCCGACACGGCCGGAGCCGGCAGGGCGGCCGTGGCGACCACGGCGGACGGGGCGGCTACGGCGGCACCGGACACGGCCGCCGGGGCCGGTACGGCGGCCGTGGCCGCCACCGCGGGCGGCGTGACGGTCGCGTCCGGGCTGGCGCCCGTCGACACCGACGGGGCCGGGACGGCGGCCGTGGCCGCCACCGCGGTAGCCGCGACGACGGCGCCGCCGGACACGACGTGCGCCGGGACCGCGGCCACGGCGGCGACCGCGGTCGCGGTCGGCTGCGCCCGCAGGACCAGGATGACGGCCGACCCGGTCGGATGCCCGGACTTGTACCCGGTCGCCGTCGAGGTGAACACCGGGGCCGCGGTCGACGGGCCGCCGGTCACGTAGGCGTCGACCACGAACGATCCGCAGTCCTGGCCCTGGCTGGTGCCGGCGTCGTGCTGCTCGGTCAGCGTGCCGAACGTCGCCCCGGTCGCGGACAGCCCGTGGCTGGCGAACGTCGAGGCGTCCCCGTTGACGGTGTTGAGGACGACGACCCGGTCGCCCTGCCGCAGCCCCGGGTCCGCCGACCCGGTGATGCTCCACGCCGCCTGATTGCCGGTCGTGTCCGTGCCGCTCGTCGACCCGCCGGACATCAGGATGCCGCTGCCGGAACGGTAGGCGTAGCAGACGGCGTAGCTGGTGTTGCAGGACGTCATCGTCAGGCTGATCGTGCCGGACTCGGTGCCGTCGGACCGCTTCCAGTAGACGGTGTTGCGGCTGTTTCCGGTGTCCGCGGCGGCGGAACCGCCGGACGTGTCGACCGGGCCGATCTTCGACCAGCCGGCCGGGTCGCTCGGCCCGTTGGCCGGGTACTTGTTGGTGACGTGCAGGATCAGCAGGTCGCCGGCCGCTAGCCCGGTCGGGTAGGTGCAGGAGCAGGACGTGGTCCCCGGGGTGATCGTCGCCGACTTGCCGACGAACACCGGGGTGTTGTGCGTGACGGCCACGGCCGGGACCGCGGCGACCGCGGCGACCGCGGCAGGGGCCACGGAGGCGTCGCCCGACACGGCCCGCACCTCGACAGCCCCGACGGCGACGTCCCCGCCGGAGAAGTTGTCGATGCCGACCGACTGCGCTCCAGACGACAGCGCCTTGTACGAGACGCCGCACGTGAACTGCGCCGAATCCCGGTAGTAGTCCAGCTCGGTCGACCCGGACGGATACTGCGACCGGCCGGAGGCGTCCGTGGCGCTCCAGTCGCCCCAAGCCCAGATGGCGACGTTGCCGGTCGCCTGCATGGTGACCGACTGCGAGTAGGGCGCCGTCGTGTCCGTGGAGTCGACGTCGGAGACGTTGCCGCCCCAGGTCGACTCGTTGTGCCCGGTGACCCGGATGACCCCCCAGCGCCAGTGCCGGGACGTCCCCCCGTTGGACACGCTGACGGTGACCCCGGTCTGCGCGCCGCTCGCGTAGGCCGTCCAGAACTCGATCTTGCAACGGTTCGCGGGCGCAGCGTCCACGCGCTGCGTCCACGTCAAGGCCGTCCCGCTGTTCGACGGCGTGTACGTCAGGTCCGACGTGCCCTCGGCCTCGGTCGCCCAGACGACGAACAGGTCACCGGCCGTGATGTTGAACGACCCGGACGTGTCCGACGACCCGCCATTGACGTAGCGGGCCTCGACCAGGCTGACGGCGACGGCCATGTGCGGATTACGGCGTCAGGTCGATGCTGAACACGCACGCCGGCGACGACGACCAGGTGATCGCGAACGTCCCGTTGCTCGTCGAGTAGTCGGTGCCGAAGTTGACCAGGCAGATCAGCGGGTCGTTCGCGATCTCCGCGGCGTAGATGACCGCGGCGCGCGCCGCCGACAGCGTCGTCGACGCCACGGACACGTCCGTCGCGTCCCAGAGCAGCGTGCCCGACGACACGCTGAGCGCGGTCCCCGACAGCGCGACCCCGCCGGCGGCCCAGTTGGTGCCGGTCACCTCGTTCGCGGACAGGTCCGCCCAGTAGTCGTGCGTGTCGAAGTTGGGCGTCGCGCTGTTGCTAATGAGCGCGATCTTGTGGTCCTCGGCCCCGAGGTCCAGCGCGATCGTGTTGGACAGGGCGTCACGGAACGTGATGTAGAACAGCCCCGACGCGGTCACGGCCATGGGTCAGTCTCCGATCTTCGGCGCGGCCCTGAGGCTGACTGCCTGCGGCCTGAGGTGGACGTCCTGCCGGTCGCCCTTCGCATGCTGGGTGACCGTGTTGCCTAGCTCGTCGGTGGTCTGCTTGACCCGTCCCGACGCCTCGTCGCGGTACTCCCGGACGATCGGCCCGGACCGGCGGCTGATGACGCCGATCGTCAGCAGCCGCTCCCGGTACGACAGGGCCGGGCCCTCCGACCTGGTCACGCTGACCCCGGCTGGCTCTCGCATGAGTGCTCCCGTTCATGCCTCTGGCGCAGGTACATGTCGTGGTCGATCACGTAGGTCTTCTGGTGCCCGATGCGGATCGTGGTGTCGACGTGGACCGGGAACCCGCACAGCCCGGCCCGGAAGCAGAACGTGATGTCCTCGCCGACCGACTCGCCGTTCAGCGAGGTCTCCTGGAACCATCGGTACGTGTCGTTGAACCCCTTGTCCCGGATGGCCTCCAGGACGCTGCGGTGGACGAGCAGGCAGGCCGCCCCGGTGGCATCCACGCGGAACTTCCCGGTCTCGTCGAAGGTCCTGTAGCGGACCACGTACGGCCCGGTCTGCGTCTCCCGGTCGTGGTAGTCCACCGCGTACATCGTGGGGAACAGCCGGCCCTCGTGGACCCCGTAGCACAGCGCGCCGACCACCGGGGCCGAGACGTGGTGGGCCGAGTCCAGCAGCCGGTCGAGGGTGTCGGGGTCGAACACCATGTCGGCGTCGACCATCCACAGCCACTCGGCCGTCTCCTCGTCGAGGAACTCCCTGACGATCGAGTTCCGGGCGTTGCAGATGTTGGCGCTGGCGTTGCGCATCATCACGTTCGCGATGCGGCGCGGGCCGGTGAGGTCGTGCGCCAGGAGGAGCGTCACCGAGTGGTGGAACCCGGCCGCGACCTCGACGGGGTGGACGGTGGCGACCACCACGCGGTCCTTGGAGCGTGCCATCACGGAGCCTCCGCTGTCGGTTGCCCTCCGCTCGCCCGTGCGTGGTGCGGGGCGGCCCGGCCACGGAGGAAGCCGGGCCGCCCCTTGCCTACCGGCGAGGTAGGCCGTTCAGCGGGTCAGAGGACCAGGACCCGGAAGGCGTTCGGGTTGAGGCAGTCCGCGCCGGTCCTCCACCACGCGGCGTAGCCGCGCTGGCCGGTGGGGAGCCCCGTGGTGGCGTCGAACATGTTCGGCACCGCCTCGATGCTGACCCCCACGCGGTCGTAGATGAGGTATTCGGCGAAGTTGCCCGCCAGCAGGAGGTTTGACCCGGTGGTGCAGGCCGAGACCATCGCCGACGCCTCGTACACCGGCCGCCCCAGCAGTTCCGCCGGGACGTTGGCGCCGAGGTTGGCCCAGAACGAGGACCCGCCGTAGGTGTCCATCCGCCGGATGATCCCGTAGGTCGCGTAGTCCGCGATCCACGAGGACTTCGCGCGGTGGCGCGGCGGGACGGCCTCGATCACGGCGTCCACGTCCGCGCGGGACGCGACCGTGAACGTGCCACCCGTGGTCGGGCTGACCCGGCTCGCCGTGACGGCCGTGACCGCCGTGACGATGCCCTTGGGCGCCGTGGTGCTGCCCGCGCCCGTGGCGAAGGCGGTGGCCTCCAGGTTGTCCTTGGCGTCCTGGACCAGGAGCGGCAGCTGCGCTGCCACGTCCGTGTCCTGGAACACCTCGTAGCTGCCCTGGATGAACGCCATCCCGGTCAGGGCGGTGACGCTCGGCTGGCCGAAGGTCGGGGACTTGTCGGTCGCGGCCGACCCCTCGGCCTTCCACTCGGCGGTGACCCCGGCCGAGGTGATGCCGTTCCACTTGTTCGTGGTCCCGGTCTCGACCCGGCTGATCTGCCGGAACGGGTTGGCCGAGCCGTCCGAGGTCAGGATGACGGTGGGGTCCAGCAGGAACGGCAGCAGGTAGCCGCCATTGGCGGACGTGGTGCTCAGGGCCGCACGCGCGGCCTCCAGGGCGCGGGCCTCATCCGGCTCCAGGTAGGAGCCGTGGAGGAAGGCCCGGAAGCCGCGGAAGTAGTCCGGCGACCCGGTGAGCAGGATGTGACGGGCGATGCCGGGCTGGCGGGACGCGAGGAAGGACGCCCGCTCGCGGAACGAGTCGGGGACCTCGACGTCCTTGGCCTGCTCGATCGCGGTCAGCGACCGCTCGCGCAGGTCCTCGGCGGTGATGAGGCCGGAGCGGAGGCCCTCGACGATGCCGTCGAACGGCGACCGCCTGGTCATCACCTCGGGTGCGCCGCCGAAGCCGGACTCGCGCTGGGCGGGCGGGGTCGCCAGCGCGCGCTGGGCGCGCTCGTGGCGCGTGACCAGGGCCGCGTGCTCGGCGGTGGCGGTGTCCCACTCGGACAGCGCGGCGTCGTAGCGTGCCGTCTGCTCCTCGGTGGGGTCGGGCAGTGCGTCGAGGTCGGCGATCTCGGCACGGAGGGTGTCGAGGGTGGCCGCCAGCGACTGGATGCGCTCGGCGAGGTTCATGCGAGCGGTCCTCCTGTCTCCCTCGCCATGCGGCGAAGGTGTCGGTGCCGGTCCGAGTGCGAGGGCGGCTCGGGCGTGTCGGCGGTGATGACGGCCACCGGGTCGGTGGTGTCGGCTCGCTGGTCCGGCTCCTGGGGAGTGGCAGCGAGAAGCTGGGGGAGGAGGTCGCGCAGGGACCGGACGCCGACGATGGCCGCCGCCGCGTAGGCCGGGAACGGGGCCGGGCCGTACTCGCGCATTCGGATCTCCAGGCGTCGCACGGTCCGCAGCGCGCCGTCGGCGTCCGGCCGCCAGCCGCCCCTGGGCGCCCGGGCCGGGTCGGACCGCAGGAACGATCCGCTGAAGGACTGGCCGGTGATGGCCCCGGCCTTGATGAGTTCCAGCACCTCGTCGGCGTGCTGCGTGCGGGCGTAGCGGGTGACGGTCCACAGCCCGTGGGCATCCGCCCGCACCTCGACCGGGACGCCGATCGGCTTGGAGAACTCCGCGGCCGCGCCGCCGTAGATGTCCAGGCCGTGGTTGTAGAAGACGCCGAACCGGGTCCCGTTGTCGGCGAGCGTCTTCGCGAAGGCCGCCGGGTCGATCTCCTCGACGTAGTGGCCGTCCCGGTCGTGGATCGGCGTCGGGACGTCGAACACGGCGGCGTACGCCTCGACCGTGCGGCCGTCCCCGTCGCTGCGGATCCGGATATCGTCGAGGGCGTAGGTGCGGAGGAAGTCGCTCACGGGGTGCCTCCCTGGGTCGGCGCGACACCGTTGGGGTACAGGGCCGTCGGGATCGCACCCGAGTGGACGAGCAGGCTGAAGTCGTTGGCGAGCAGGGCGGATGCGACGGTGTCCGGCTCGTAGCCCGCGCGGATCAGCTCGCCGGCCGCCACCGCCCAGGTCCGCCCGGCCTCGGCCTTGGCCGTCTCCGCGTCCTGCAAGGCCGCGATCGAGCCGGTGTCGTACCAGAGCCGGGCCCCGGCCGGGACGACGATCAGCTTCCCGAGGGCCGATACGGCGCTCTGCCAGTTCCGGGCCATGGTGCCGTTCGCGAACGCCTTCAGCGCCTGTTCGAAGTTCGAGTACGTGGCCGCCGCGAGGCCCTCCTTCAGCCCCACCACCAGCGGGGGGACCCCGGCCGCCGAGGCGATCCGGTTCTCCCCGGCCGCCTGCACGGTCTCGAACGCGATCTGCTGCATCGACTGCCCGACGACGGTGATGTCGGCGCCCTCGTCGAGCACGACGGTGGCGCCGGACCCGGACGACCCGCCGTAGCGGGACTGCCACCGCTCGCGGAGGTTCCGCATGGTCTCGTCGGACAGCTTCTGCTGGTAGCGGATCAGGAGGTTCGGAGTGGCGCTGTTCTCGAAGAAGGAGGTCTTGTAGTCGGTCATGGCGAGGTCGGAGTTGATCTCGCGGACCACGGGGGTGAGCCAGCTCATGCCGCGCCAGCGGGACAGCGGGTCCGGGACCGGGGTCCAGTGGCAGACGTCGGCCTCCTCGATGAAGGTCTCGCGGCCGTCCTCGGTGTAGACGTAGCCGTCGACGTCCCATCTGGGATGCCCCTCGCCGTCCGTCCAGAGGAACGAGACGATCTGCACCCGGTCGGGACGCAGCCGGACCAGCCGGTCGGGGGCGACCTTCCAGACGAAGGCGTTGCCGCTCAGGCTGGCGTCCTGCTCCATCCGGGCCAGCAGGTCGCCGGTCGTGCCGCCGGGCCACGGGCTCTCCAGCAGCCGCAGGGCCTCGGTCCCGAACAGGCGCAGGTCGGACAGGTTCTGGAACTTGAACGTCGCCTGGGCGAAGAGGTTCAGACGGGCGAGGACGCAGGCGAAGACCACGCCGTTGCCCATGTAGCCGCTCGACGCGTAGGACAGGAACGAGTTGGGGATGGGCTCCCGCGCGTCGGGGAACAGGGTGGCGAAGCCGGTCGCCGACGTCTCCAGCTGGGCGGCCGGGACGGACCGGGTCAGGCGGTCGAGCAGTCGCGCCATGTCAGCCCCTCCGGTCGAAGTCGTAGAGCAGTCCCAGCCCGACGAGGCACAGGCCGAGGACGATGAGGGCGGCCGGGACGGACCACAGCGAGACGCCCACGATGACGGCGGTCGCGCCGAGGCCCACGAGGATCAGCGCGAGGATGCTCACAGGGCCCACTTCCGGTTGAACGTCTCCTGGTCGACGCGGGCGAGGGCCTGGAGTGCCGGCGACGCCACGGTCGTGGCGTTCGGGTGGAGGTGCTCGATGCCGGCGTCGACGCCGACGGCGCCGCCGGACCGCGCGGCCTGCATGCCCAGGTCGTCGTCGCCGAACCACCAGGCGAACCGCTCGTCCGGCCGGACCGGACGGCCGAGGTCGAGCATGAAGGCCCAGCCGGTCATCCGCCGCGCGTCGGACCAGCACAGCGACGCCCCGGTGGTGGCGAGCGCGGCGGCCATGCGGTCCAGCGCGCCCGGGCCGACTCGCACGTCGTCGTTGAGGACCGCCGCGTAGCGGGCCCCGCGACGCTCCGCGTAGGCGATGCCCAGGTTCCACCAACGCTGGATGTTCGTCGGGCCCAGGTCGTGGACCCGGCCGGCGCCCTCGGGGACATCGACCCCGGGTGCCGTGGTGACGACCACGACCGGGTGGCCGCAGTCGTCCACGATCCCCTGGATCAGGTCCGGGTGGTCGCCCCGGGTGGGCACTACGACCCAGACGGACATGGCACCTCCGCGCGCCAGATGGTCTCGGTGCCGTAGTAGGTCGCGGTCGCGAGGGTGCAGCGGTCGACGCGGTGCCCGGCGAGCGCCTCGTCGATCGCGGCGTGCGGCACCGCGATGTCCGGCACGCCCAGTTCGGGGGTGAAGCCGACCTGCTCCCCGTCGCCGGACGGGATGAAGGTGACGATCACCAGCCGCTTCGTGGCCGACGCCACGGCGTTGCCGAGCACTGCGCGCCAGTCGACGTTGTGCTCCAGGACGTGCCGCAGCAGCAGCCCCGGCGTGTCCGACCGCCGGGTGACGAGGTCGTCCACCTCGTCGCACCACGGGCTGGCGGTGCCGTCGACCCCGAGGTAGGGGCCGCGGTGGTAGCGGGCGAACCAGCCCAGGCCGCAGCCCCAGTCCTCGACGGCGAGGCCGTCGAGGAATTCGGCCGCCATCGCGTAGGTGGCCGTGTCGGCGTAGGCCGTCTGCTCGGTGGCCCCGGCGTACCACGGCGTCCAGCGGCCGACGTTGCTCACGTCTCGTCCCGGTGCGGATGCCAGCGGACCCATCCGCAGGCCCAGCGGCTGCCGCTGCGCCAGGTCGAGACCGGGACGCCCAGGGCCCAGCAGGCGTAGGGGAACGAGACCTGGTCCTGGATGCTCCAGCGTTCGATCTCGGCGGCCCAGCGGTGGCCGTGGCCCCGGATCGCGGGGGTGTGGCGGCGGGCCAGCATCCCGACCTCCCACAGGCCGCTGCCGCGGGGCAGCCCTGCCTGCTCGTACGCGGCGATCTGCCCGGCCAGCGGCTCGCCCCGGTACTTGGGGATGTCGAAGCAGAACCGGGCCTCCTGGTAGGCGTCCGTCCTGCCCGACGGGTGCGCCCAGGCCACGAGGTCGGCGTCGGCCAGGTGCTCGTCGACCGCCTGCCGCAGCCCAGGCCCGACCTCGAAGGCGCCGTCCAGCCACAGGGACGCCGGCTCCTCGGTGAACCACCAGGGCCGGCACTTCGCCGCCTTCGCCGCCCGGCGGGGGTGCAGGCCGGACGGCAGCACCAGCACCCGCCAGCCCCGTGCGGCCGTCGGGCGGTCGGTGACGAGGACGGCGTCGTCGAAGCCGTGGTCGTCGGGCAGGTCGTGGACGTGGTCGTAGCCGCCGTACACGGACGAGACCAGGGCGGTCACAGGACCCAGATCCCTGCGTCCCTGGGGGCGTCGTCGTGCCGATGCACGGTGAAGGCCCACAGCGCCTCGGTGGCCGCCACCAGCGGGCTGATGTCCACCGTGGCATCCTTGCGGTGCCACGCCCAGGCATCGCCCAGTGGCCTCTTCTTCGCGCCCGCGATCGCGGAGTTCAGGTCGGGCTGGTCCCGGTGGCGGACCTGGGCGGTGACCACCGCGTCGTAGAACGCGCCGCAGCCCTGCGCCTGGTCGCGGGCCCCGATCAGCGCGGGCTCGATGCCGACCGCCTGCAACGCCGGCAGCAGGGACCCGGCCGGGCCCGACGGGTCCAGCCCCACCGCGCACGGCTTCCACTTCGCGACCAGCTCGGCCATCCGGGCCGCGACCCACGAGGTGCCGCGCTTGTGCTCGACCACCTCGACGTGCGGGACGCCGTCGGCGCGCAGCCCGGCCACCGCGACGGCGGCCCAGGCCCGGTCGATCGTGACGTCGACGGCGAAGGCGACCGGGTCGACCGGGGCCGACGCCGGATCGGCGCAGGCCGCCCACACGTCCGGGCTGATGACCACCTCGGTCTTCCGCTCCACCCACTGGTTCAGGTAGGCGCGGCGGAACTCGCGCAGGTCCATCGAGTCGAAGTCGGCGCCCACCGCCTCCTCGGTCACGGTGTGCCCCAGCGCGGGCATGCACGACCACCACGTCGCCGGGTCGGCCGGGTCGGCGTCCTCGTCGGCGGACCACTCGAAGTAGGCCACCCGGCCGTCGTCGCCGGTCGACAGCCGCGCCCGGCCCGCGTCCACCTTGCCGCGCAGGTAGTGCGACTCCGGCGTGCCCGCCGTGGACACCACCCACAGCTGCGGGTTGGCACGGGTGATCATCGCGGGCTTGTACGCCTGCTCCAGCCGGTCGTCGCCCTGGCTGAACGCCTCGTCGATGAATCCCAGGTCCAGCGTCGCGCCGTGCCCGGCCTTCTCGGTGGTCGACGTGATGACGTGCATCGACCCGTTGCGCCAGATGATCGCCTCGGCCCCGAGCGCCTTGCGGACCCTGGCCGCCCGGCCCACCGGGGACCGCTCCAGCATCGGCCACTGCTCGTCGAGCAGCTTCGCGCGGGAGTCGTTGCGGGTCTGCGAGCAGTACGAGATCCGCTGCGGGCCGCCGAAGGCCAGCGCCCGGTGCACGGCCACGGCGAGGATCAACTGGGTCTTCCCGGACTGCCGGGGGACTGTCAGGACGACCTCGCGGTAGACCAGGGCGCCGTCGTCGTCGACCTCCAGGGCGACGTCGGCCACCTGGCGCTGCCAGGGCATCAGGGGCGTGCCCAGCGCCAGGGCGATCTCCGCTACCCGGCCGCCCAGGGTGGCGCGGGAGCGGTCACGCGCCGTCGACCATCGGGGCGGACAGGCGAGTGATGAGGTCATCGAGAGCGTCTGGCCCATCCGGCTCCTCCGTTGGCGCCAGGGCGGCGAGGGTCGCGCGCAGCTCGCGCGCGACGGCGGCGGTGGCGAGCCCGGCGCCCTTGTCGAGGGCGCGGGCCAGGGTCAGCGCGACCTGCCCCAGCGCGCAGTCGTCGACATCGACGGCCAGGCCGGCCAGGTCGTGCAGGACGGCGGCCTCGACCGCCCCTGGGACGGCCGTAGCGACCACGGAATCCGGGCGGGTAGGGGAAGCCGCAGCGGTGCGGGAACGGCCGCTGGGGCGCGGCGGACGGTCAGCGGAGGGCATTCGTGGTCCCCCCTCGGGTCCGGCCTAGACCAAAACTTGTGC